TCCATGAACTTACATTTTCACGGACAATCTCTAATTGTTTCTGAAGCTCTGCACTTTGCTCCACAGAAGAATTTGCAAGCTGTTGCTCTACTATCTTTGCCTGCTCTAAGGCAATCAGCATCCTATTGGCTGTAGCCTGTGTCAAAACAGATGACTCCTGCGCCACACATGGTACAGGGAGCAGGAGTATAGCCAACAGAAATAAAGCGAGCAATAAGTTCTTGCATATCTTTTGCCGGCTGGACATTTTCCTTCTCTTTTTGAAGTTCTGCATATTTCACCACTAATATTTTGTATTTGGCTTCGGACACCGCCAATCGGTTTTTTAGATCGGTTATCTTTTTATCCTTATCGGCAATAGCCTGCTGATCCTTGGTTGCCTGTGCCGTCAACAAATCAACCTGCGTCTGATTTGTATTGATATTTGATTTTGACGGCCAGCAAATATGAAGGCCAACCGTAATGGCTAAAACAATTGCCACCAAAATCGCCCACCTTTTCCACGTCATTGTGATTGCCATAACTCCTCCCTATAATCTGGCCTTGATCTTTTTGACGACACCATCAATAGCTTGCGATGTCCTTGTCTCGATGCCAGATGAGACAACCTCCTCGATAGCCTTGTCCAGGAGAGTAAGGAATTTTGCTTTGTTATTTTTGATAACAAAGAATCCGACAATTACCATGACCACCATGCCCGCCACAAACCAAATGATATTTCCTAACATAGTCTCTTTCCTCCTTCACCAAAATGATATGCCATCAGGGCCACGTCGATATTGCTTCCCATACTCGTAAATCTTTTTGCTGTAGTCATAATTCACTTTGCAAAAATCGAGTATGCTTCCACTTTTTAGTTTGATCTTTTTCCTTTCACAAGATAATCTCATCAAATCCCAGTCTGTCACGCCTGCTCTTCGATACTCTGAAAACAAGGTTGTTCTTCCCCCATTGTAAATTTGCTCGTCAATCCAAAGTTTCTTTGTCCAATTTTCTTTCATGTGAATCCGATGCATATAAAACGCCTGCATCCTGATCGCATGTTTTGGATTGTAGGGATCAAGTTTCTCGCCCATCAAAGATTGAATGTACTGACTGGTCTTAGGCATAAATTGGGCAATGCCTTGTCCTGCATCAAAAGAGGTCACCGTTGCTCTGCAACAGGATTCTTGCCTTAATTGCCCAACCCCATACCACCAAGGATAGGCCCAGCCAAAGTATTTGATATGCTCCGTGCGGACATCCTTGATAAATGAAATGCACCGATCCGTCGCCTGAGAAATAGAAGGGACGATCACAAGCCACAAAGCAACGAAGATGTAAAACAGTCCTGTTCTCAAATTGCCATCCCCCAATTTATTGAATCCCCAACATAGAGATGCATGTGGAGATTGTGGTTATAGCTGGACGTGTCTTCATCGCGTGTTGCCCTTCTAATCAGCCCTACATCTTCCTTAGTCATATTTCGCTCCGCGTATTGCAAAATGGCTGCCCTGATTTTGCTGTGCATCAGAATCTGGTTGTTGCCATGCTCCCCATCTGATGTATATGGGAACGCTTCTGCCAACATCCTAACAAAAACAGCATTCCTCTCTGCATCAAACATTGCATTGAGCTCGCCATCTTCACCCCAGATTTTAACAATTTCACGGGCAAGGTCATCCTGGCTCCACATCTGAGTATGGTTGGAATTGCCCATCGTAAAATATTGGATGTCCAAAGACAGACACATCAAATCATTATGGGTCGCGTGAAGCGGACAAATTCCGGTGATGTCACTGGCGTCAAGAAAGGAGATTCTCTTTGCTTTACGATCAGGGAATTGAGCCTGCAATTCTTTACCGATCAGATCAATCACGCTGAAGTGCGAAGCCCGATACCATCTGTATGTACAAATGCCTGTTTCAATGGATTCGGTATCATAAATAGGAATGATATTTTTGTTGTCAGGAACGAAATGGCCGATGATCACCGGCTCTTGGCTCGCAAAAGGGCAAATCAGCCTGTGGCAATCCTTACCATAATTGGCATCCCATGCTGCTCTGATATAAGAATTCCTACTGGCAATGTCTGACAATTTGGTGTTCCGGGAAAAGGAGAGTTTATTTCCATCAGGACCGGTATATGTCGCGATCCCATTATTCCCCATAGTCAGGGTCCCATCAGCCCACGGCATCGAATCTCCCGGCTTGGCATTTGCAAAATAAGCATTGTAATCACTCTGCTCTTTGAAAAAACTTCTTTCCACAAAATCACAGTGCATTCCGCTCTTACCAAGTACCGTATACGCCCTAAGAAGCTTGTTCATGTATCCTCCTTATCCACCAACTGCGATTGCATAGATGACATACCCATACCACAAAGCCACAAAGCCTACTCCGCCATAATTTTTGTCTTTGATCATCATCTCAAGAGACAAATATGGAAAGGCAATGATACGCAATAAATGAGCCAGGGAAACCCCAATCGTCAATGTCAAGATCTTTGTTGCAATGAGAGATGCGAATCCAACCAAGGCCTCCTTTGGCATCAATAAAGATACCGCGATTATAATGGCCACAGTTATAATCAATTCGATCCTGGTTTTCTTGACATATCGGACAAATTCAAATTTTGGATTTTCAGACATACCGCCTCCTTTTTAATTAGCCTGTTACTGCAACATTGCCTTCACTATCATGTTTGTGATGATAGATCCTAAACCATTTTTCATCACACAAACCCTTACAGTCATCGGTATTTACTTTTTTGTTCAATTCTACCGAGGCCTCTCTCATAAAAGTTTCAAAATTGTCCAATCTGGTTTTTAATTCATTGTGTCTTTCCTTTGCTCCAGTTTGCCACTCTGTTGTTTTGGCATCAATGGCCTCATCTCTTTTTTTGATGAGGTACTTGATGTAGAATGCAAGAGAAGGAATCCCAACAAGAGTCACAAAAAGATTCCACGTTATAGCAGGCTCTGACATTCCTTTGCTTGAAGCATCAAGAGATGCAGCCAATGCAATCACAGCAAACAGGATCAGGATCAGATTTAACACCAGCAGGAATACCATAATTTTTTTGCTCATCAGTGTGCACCTCCCTATTTCTTTTCAATAAATGTTAACGCATAATACGGCGGTGTGTAATTGTGCCACGCATCAACCGACGTATGCCCATGAGCATCAGGAAAAGTTCCGTGACTATGAGAAATGTAGCCTCCTTCACTCAGCCCAAGGTATCTCCACAGAGCCCCATGAGTATGAATCCAGGCTTTACTATCCAATGATGCTGTAATGTAAATTCTATTGGCATCATCATGCTGTTCACCGGCATGAGCAGCAGAACTGAGGATAATAAAGTAATCTCTCAAATCAAGAGTACCATTGTTGCCATCACACAGCTGCCAGCCTTGAGGAGGACTTGCTCCCTCCCACATCGCAATGATTCCTGCAACCCCATCAAAGGCAGAAGTCTTCGTCCATGCGGTTAAATAGGTTCTCTTTATTTCCTCGACGGTCATAGCCATCGTTACATCGTGGGAGTGTAGACCTGCATAACCATCGTGCCAAGCTCCTGGACCACTTGTTTCATTGGTATTTGTTTTGGTATCCATGGTGCCGTGAATATGATTACCATCATAAGCACATACCTTGGCAGACAGGCCTCCTCCCGTTGCGATGGCGGCTCCTGATCTTAAAATGAGATCATCGTCGTAGCACAGCGTAAGGCCTGCGACAGGAGTAGCTGCTGTCTTGCCAAGAACAATAGCATCAGCAGGAAATTTTGTGTGATATGCGGTTGCTTTAATAAAAATCAGTTGCTGATATTCACGGTCATATTTTGCAGTTATGCCATGAGAATGACCGCCATTTTCTGACAGCCCATTACCTGTTGAATATATGCAATCAAAAAATGATCCTGCTAAGATAAAATCATTCCCTTGCCCAGAGTGCGCTCCTGCGACCGCCGAAGTTCTTGAAATTGAGCATTGCGCTCCACCAGAAGATTTGGCTGCATAGGTCGACCCTGCTCCTACCACCTGACGATTATCCATCGAGTCGAATCTCTCATATCCCTCAGGGACAGAAACCCCATTGAAAGGAATTATCAGTCCTTGAGGAACATAAACCGGGAGTCCTTTTCCTTCATATTGTGCTGCCTCGCGGCATCTTGTAGCTAACATAAATCCTCCTTACGGCGTTTTGCTATCCAATGAAGAAACCATCCCGTGCCACAATGTTCCTGCATTGAGAGTAAGAAATGTTACAATATCCACTCCAGCCGCCGACAGGGTTGGCTCTGTTCCTCCCGGCCAATTCACAGATGCCGGCCATGTTATGACTTTCGATCCTCCATTTGTCAAAATCAGGGTGAGGCTACATGCAATCCCACTTGCAGAAGGATTTAAAAAAGTGAAAGTAGTATGAGTTGCTAATGTTGCAGAAACGATATTGCCAAGAGTAATATCAATCCCCTGCGTGGTAGTAGCAATAGAGCCAACCGCGTTAATGCTTTCACCATAATCCTTGATGATAGGTCTCTGGGCAATATAATCTGCGAAATTTGTATCTGCCGCCAGGATTGTATGTTTATGCCCAGGATTCAAAGAAGCGGCATTTTTTAAGAGATAATCAAGAGAAGTGGCAACGGCACTTCCGTCCATGCCTATTTTAGCCTCTATCTTCTTGATGCAGTCATAACAGCCATTGACATCTGCCGCTGTTACTTCATCATCGATGTCAACTTTATCTGTTGGACTATCCAGTGACGCCGGAAAATTTGATGCAGGCCAAGCCATGGTATTACCTCCGAGTGGATTATTTTGTTGTCCCTAATGATACTCCCCTTGTTCTGAATCTGTCGCGCCCTCTGTGTCCCAGGTAATCCATTGTCATCGCCGGCGCTCCAAGAGTGGTGACCTGGACTGTCGATCCATAAGCAGTGCCAACCGAACTGACTGCATACGCGCGGACTCTGTATCCGGTACGTTCTTTCAAACCCGTTATAGACTTTGTGTAGGCGCCAGTGCTGAAACTGCCATCGTCATAAACCGTAGAGTCGGCCGTCGTGGGATCTCCGGAGGTCCCTTCCGTGTAACAAAAGCCTTTGCGGGTCACATCTGCCGTTCCTTCGTTTGTTACATTTCCGTTCCCGGTACAACTTGAAAAACTTACGTCGGTAGCGTCTTGAGTGGTGACGGTAGGAGCAGCAGCGGTTGAAATCCCATAAAATGCTAATCCGTGAGTGGCATCGGCAGAACTCCAACTTACTCTTGTATCCTCTGACATGTAGGTATGACCGCCTGTATTATAACTAAAGGTCACATAATCGTCAGCGGTCATTGCAATTTCATCGTTAGCATTAACAGACAAACTTTTGCCTGTGAAAGCCTGTTTACTTCCAGGTGAGACTGTGCCTAAATTTTCAGTATCTGTTAAGGTTATTAAATCGCCTTGTAACGATGCGCAAATTACATTGTGTGCAGTATAATAGTATTCATATACATAGATTGTATCAATAACACCTGTCTCTGGCGCAGCACCACCAGAAGCATAGAACCAGCGAGTACCAGACGTGTTGGCGGTTCCACTGCTATGATAATCGGCCCAATTTGATCCACCTAAAGTTACAGCCATATTATTCCCCTATCCTGTAAGTGCCTTCGGTTTTAATTGCACTGAAATCCGTACTCTTGATGATCTCAACTCTGGCCTGGCAAGCCGCCTTTTTAACCGTGTGGGCAGAACACACGATCGGTTGATTGCGGTTCAGTGCCAGGTTGCCAAGTTGCCAATTTTTATAAGCCATATCCAGGGCCAATTCTCCGACAAACAGGATTTCTTCATCCGTCACATTCGGTTCAAATTGGCAGAAGTGGCAGCAGAAAGGATTATGCTGCCACTGTTTCGGCAGGCCTTCAATCCATTGTTGCTGCTTTGCAATCTCCGCATTCAGGCTCTTTGTCTCGTCAAGATTACTGAAATTATGCGGCAGTATCGGCAATCCTGATTTGTCCTTTTTCAAGGATGAGACCATTTTCTGGAAAGTCGCGTTTGCGGTCTCAAGATCCTTCTGGTTTGGATATCCGGTTTCCGGGACAATGGGCACCTGGACATGATGTTCGCTGTAGTTGTGATCAGCTTCATCGAGGTATAGATCATACCGAACCTCAACCAACCCTTTGCGCTCTCCACATCCGGACTTCTCAATTTTGAAAAACATGCATCTCTCCTTAATCCGTAATTGAATTCACAAAACCCATGACTGTCACCAGGTTGGCAGAACCTGCGAAAGCCTTTACGGTCAGACCATTTTGAAGGATCAACCCCGGCATGATGGGAATCAACCCGCTCTGCGCCGGAATGGAGATCACGATATTTTGATCGGGAGCTGATGCGCCCCCGAATTCGATGGTCAGGGTAATGGCGGAGGAATGGCTATTAAAGGCCCACAGCCAGATCTCGTCGTATGTGCCGGGAGTGGTGCCAGCAATAGCAGTATGGATAAGCGTGCCAGCCGTTGCCGTTTGAACAATCTTAATGGGTTTGCCATCGGTGCTCCCTGATAATATCCGTTTGACTGCCGTAGCCATTCCCTACCTCCTATGAAAATACCTGCATAACGAGAAAGTCACCGCCACCACCGACAGCAGTCCATGTTCCCGGGGTTCCAGCCTCGGTGCAGATATAGAGTGTTCCTGCAATGGCAATGATGTCGTTTACCTCTGCCTCGCCCGAGGGCGTCTCATCCCTTTCTGCCAGGTGAATGTCTGCATAACTACTGGCAGTCGGAAAATATAATGGAGCATGTCTTGATGGATTGCCAATTTGAACACGAGCACCAGAACCCCATTTTGTCCCATCTCCCCAATTAAATTCATGGTACTTTCCGAAGATGCCAACCTCGTATATGGTTATGCCATCAGAATCAATTTGTGTCCTTTGACCAGAGGCACTGGATTTGAATATTCCTCCAACAGCAGTCATTGTGCCATCTGAATCAACCATAAATTTTGGATTATTCAAACCTCCGAACTTTATGGTTGATGTAAATAAATCTATTTGAGATCCTGATGCCGCTCCCCAATCAGCAGATTCAAGGAGTCCACTGATAATCTTGCTATCAGCAGCTCCTGTCAAAGTTTTTGCCGCAATCGTCCAGCCATCAATTCCACCAATATAACCGGCATCGGCTGTTATCGTGCCTTTAAAATAAGCATCTCCTGTGGCTAAGATTCTTACATTTGCAGAGACAGGAAATTGATTTGCTCCTCCGGCATAAACACCATCTTTGTTTATCAGAATGCCAGCCGAGTCTCCACTGCCATCCAGAGCCTTGTCGGAAGTTTTTATTGTGCCACCAACATACAGACGAATTGTCGGTTCAACAACGAGCCCACTCGTGTATTCCAAAGTTGTTCCATTCCAACTGAACCACCGCAGATAATCCCCAATGTATATTTTTGCCTTGTTACTATCACTATCGTCAATGCCTAATATGAATCCAGATTCAGCATTAGAAAAATCCGTCTTGCCATAAGCAATGTATGTGTCTCCCCCGCCATCAAGCAATTGAAGGGTAAGCGTACCAGAGACAACTCCGGTTTCTCCCAAAGTTACCGATACGAAATGTCCTGTTGTTGCTTTTATGTCCCCAACGATGGTGGCCGAAGTTGCTACAAGAACCCCTGCTTCTGTTACAGAGAATGGTGCATTTGCAGGAGTGGTATTGCCCGCCCAAAATCTTATGTCATCTCCTACAGTCACGGCCGAAGACATACCAACCATTCCTGCTGCATCGGCAATGGTATTGTTCCCGACAATCCATCCACCAATATTGCCAGAGAGTGCAGTTATTATTCCGACGATTGTGGCAGAGGTCGCAACCAACGCCCCTGATTCGGCCACATAGAATGGCGCAAGAGAAGGGGTGGCATTCCCTGCCCAAAACCTTATATCGTCTCCAGCTGTGACTGCCGAAGACATACCAACAACACCGGCAGCATCAGTCAGAGAATCTGCTCCGAGAACCCAGCCGCCTATTGTCCCGGAAACGGCTCTTATCACTCCAGCATTGGAAACAGCAAAGGGATTTGTTGCTATATCGAAAGTGGCAGCGCCAAGCCACATATTGCCATTGATATCCACATGAAAAGAAGTAGCATCGGCACCACCGATATCAATGGTTGAAGCAGATATGGCTCCTGAGACCCTAAGACCATTTACAGCATCCCATGAAAGGTATGAAGTGGCATCTCCCAATACCATACCATATGTTTCGGCAACATAATCCAACAATCCATTCACATTTCCAAATCGCATCTTTTCGACATCTGCCACATGTAAGGAAACTCTGATTGGAGATCCTGGATCAAGAACAATATAATTGCTTGATGCACCGATTCTAACTCTTCCATAAAGCAGGTTTGGTTTCTGACCGGTGCCTGTTGAAGAATCAGGACCAGAGACTGCAGGTTGCCAAGAAGAAGCCGAATCGTCTGTGGCAAGTGTAATCACCGCAGGAGTTACATCAGCCCAGTCATCAAAATTTGAAGTGTATTTGGAACAAGTAAAATCAATGGAGAGATCTTTATTGATTTTCATTGAATCAATCAGGACTGCATATGTTCCCCCATAATTGGCTTGATTGATTGTCAACACATCATCCGGCTTTAATGCAAGGCAAGTCCCTTTTGTGGTTAATCTGATTTCAGCTTCCTTCAAAAGGGTTCTCTGAAAATGCAATGTGCCTACCCTCTGTGCATCTTGAGAGTCTTGCACAAACGGACACTCAACCGTTTCATCACTGAGAATGCTTGCAGTCGCTCCGGCAGGGGCAATCAATTTTACAAAACTGTCCTGCACCTGATCGGAATCCTGCCAGGTGACATATCCACTATCGGACAAATCCTCGTTGACAATATCCTGATAGGTAAATGATCCTTTTCCGCCTTCTGAAGTCCCAAGCACTTCTGCGGAGGTGATCGTCTTTTGTGATGTCTTTGAAAGAACGTGCAGTTCAATTTGCTCCCCAACTTGAAAACAGGAATGACACATCGTCAATAGTTGGGCGATGACTTTTTCTCTTTCCTGCTTATACCAGAATGCACCATTAAACTCTAAACCCCAGCTATCGTAAGTTAAATGAGCGGCATCAAATGATGCATTGTTAATCCTTGCTGCCGGCACTCCCATATCAAGCAAAATGAATTTCAAAACATCAGCTGGGTTGGTTGTATTGGTAGTATCAGATCGGCTGAATTGAACCGGAGGATCAGATACAGGTCCGCCAGTTGTCATCCACATGCCCGGAGAATCATCTACACCGTCAATATCTGAATCTGCGATGATCGCCTGAAAGACCTTCCAGTTTACAGCAGCCGCATCTGCCTTGGTGTATTGTGTAAATGTTGATGTCGCATGATCCCATTCACATTTTGCACCAAAACTGCGTGGGCTTCTGATCTTCGTTATCGTATAGGTATAATCATCAGAGCCAAGCAGGATGTATCCTTGATCTGTAATATAAACATCTCTTAATGGGACATAAGCAGTTCCAAAAGGGACAGGAACACACAACGCTTCATTTTCATAAGTGCGATCAGAAGGAAACAGATTTTGCGGATACTGAGTATTCGGATAATACCCCGTGAGATAATATTGCAAAAAATCTTCTGCTGTGATGGCAAGATTCTGGTAACCGGGACTTGCTGTCTTGATCCTGAAACTCCATCTTCGTACACTGAAATCTGATAAGAACAGCTCAACCAAAACAGAGCCACCCTTAAAATCAGAGAAGGTCAAAGCATTGGAAGGGTTGGATATATTGAATGTAATCTCCGATGGAGCAATGATCGTATTCTCTGCAAGATTGCGCTGAAGCTCTATGCCAGAGAAATCGGTTATAAGAATATCATCCTCTGATGTCTTGTAAACTGTCCCATTCTTATCTGTTACCTCAAACTCCCATTTCACCGCCTTAATGTCTGCATTTATCAGGGCTTCTGGGATGCCTTTGGACTCAAGTGCAGTTGTCCTGTTAAACATGCAGAATGGATTTGCGTAAAGATATGCAATCTCCTCAGCAGAGAGGGCACGGTTGTAAATGAAAACATGAGAGATGAGACCATTATGCCATCTTAGACCTGTAAAGTCCGTTATTTGTCCGATCAGAAAATTTGTAATTCCAGTATAATCGATCAGTCCTGTCTGTGCAGACGATCCGCCAAAAATGCCATCAATATACACTTTTTGTGATACGCCATCATAAGTACCTGCTGCTTGAAAAGGTGTGTTTAGCGAGATGGCATTTGAACTTTCTAACTGAACCTTTGCTCCAAAAATTATTCTTTTTGCAGATGTGACCGCCAACCAATATCCTCTGTTGCCGGTATTTCCTTTACCACCCAAAAAAGATAGGTCTGGTGGAAGAGCACTCGCTGTCCCGTTGGCAATTATCGTAACTGCCTTTGTAGGAGAAGTAATTGCTTTTTGACCACAATCTACATAATCATCCATCCCATCAAACGCCAGAGCATCTCCATTGGGGCCAAGAACCCATCCCGAAGTTGCAGATTGAGCAGCAACCCCACTTATCGTGCCATCATTCCCTTGCCCAGAATAGTCGTGAACCTTGTTGCCACTACCCTCGTTGAATAACCAGCATCCAACAAGACCTTGGGCAAAAGGATGAGCAAGATTTACAACCGAACCAATCGGTGGCTTTTGATTGGGATTAAAAATCATTTATGCGTCGGCTCCACATGCTGTCTGATAACAAATTTCACAACTGGCAATTGTGGCATCCTTGATGAATATATTTTTCATCAGGTGATTCAAATTGCCCGCTGTGGGATTGTTTACCGGGATGACCTTCTGCGCTGCGGCTGCGGTTGAAAGAACATCTGTCTTGAATGCAGTCAGGCTGGACAAGACAACAAACCTGCACCATTCTGTCCATTCTTCCACAGTTGCTTCTTTGCGGATCTGAACAAAGATTTCCGTACCGAGATGTGCGGTAATTCCCGTGATTGCAACATCAACATGAAGAGTCGCATCGTAGACTGCCGACAGATCAATCTCTGCACTCTCCTGACAAGCAGCAAGGGCAATCTCAGTCCATTCCAAAGGCTGAACATTTTGGGTCTTGGAAGGGCTGCTGATATTGGTTAGAGAGGTCAGCCTTATCCTTGCACAAACAGTCGAGCCTGTTGCGCCATAATTATTGTTGATTATAACTCTTGCCCCAGATGCATCCACCGGCAAAGAGATCGCCTTTGTCTTTACTGACTCTCCTGCCACGCCGTCTGCATGAACAGTAAAGATGTCCGCAGTATTCAAATGCTCAAATTGTAAATTATCGAGAACTTCTATTGTGTCGATGGCAGCCATTTTGAACCTCCTTATTTTTAAGCGTCTGCAATCCTTCCAAGGACTCTGAATTTTACATTGGATACACCATGCTGTGCCCTTCTAACAACCCTTTGCAAATTGCAATCAAACCGGATGACATATGTATGCCCATCATAGGCCAACCATTTGAAGCTACGGGCAATCCCGTTGGCCTTAGTGGGATCATAATACAGATCAACAATCGTGCCTGCCGTGGCTTCTGATAGCAAAGCCCAATTCCAAGAGACATAAAAGAGTTTCGTTGTCCCTAATGTGACTCTCTCTTCCGAATAATCATCGGCCATGTGGACGACCTGATTCATATGGCCATCCTCAACCGCATCTCCCTGAGCTTTTACTGTTAGTGTATAATCATAATCAGGGACAACATCAGACAAAAAATCGTACATTTCAGAAGCAGCCATTATTTCATCGCCCTCTTTGCAGATTTCTGAAGATCAGGATTGACCCTGAATTGTTTCGCAACAACCTTTCCGATCATATCTCCATCCAACACAACCGGGATGATAAGATCTCCCGTCTGATTCTGGGAATTGCTTGCAACCGCCTTGGCAATCGCTTTCACGATCGTTTCCGAATCAAACCCTACCGTCTTAAAGAAATTCGTTCTCTGTGGCTCGTAAGTGGGGATATTCCACTCCGCTCCCATCTCTCCTGAGATCGTAAGGCCATGCGTTAATCCTCCTCCAGCATGAGCCGGCAACGCCGATCCGGTCAGAACCGCATTGATAAGGCTCTCCAATAAAGAGACCTGCTGTCCACCATATTCAATCAAGATTTCTGATTGTTCTTTTAACACTCCGAGCTGTGACTCGGCAATGGCCAATGCCGTATCGTTGCTGGATTGGAGACCAACCACATCCGACATGACAGAAGAATACAGTTCCTGATAATTAGACCCGTAGGCTCTTTGAAATTCAAGATATTCCTGAACATAAGATAAATAACCTGTGATGTCTTCGTCGGAAGCTCCTGCTCCTAATGCCTTTGCCCTTTTCTTCGCATATTCATTTACCCAGGATTGGGCCGATTGAACCGGAGCAAGAGATCCTTGGCTCAGATTATCAATGAAGGTGGAGATCTCCTCTGCCCTCGTTTCAAATCCTCCGATGGCTTCAGTGAGATCTTCTGCCGCCCAGGTTTGAAGCTGCAATACCTGATTTGTCTTGCTCAAGGCATCGAGCTCCTGATGTCGCTTTATCGCCAATGCCTCTTCTGCATATCCTAATGCCTCAAGCAGAGGTATCTGATATTGATATTCTTCAATTCGCTGATTGAGTTCATCGGTTGCTTTGGCTGCTGCCAGTTCTGCATCATACAATGCCCATATTTGGGAGTTCATTTTCTGAAAGGCAACCCAAGTATTATTGATCATAACATCATATTCTTCTCGGGGTAGAGAACTGAACAATGCTTGCACGCGATTGAGTTCAGGACCCCAAACCGATTGGGATTGAGTTTGCAGATTTGTATATTTCTCCAGAAGAGCTTTTTGGGCAGCAGAGGTGGTAGTCGTTGACCCAACCGTCATAGCATCAAGTTCCTTCTGCAGACTTTGAATGCTTGACCAAATTGTATAGGTCTCCTTCTGTTTATCGGCTTCCAGTTGTTCCTTGGATGTATCTCTGATATCGGTCGCAATGCCAATCAATTTGGCATTATCCTCTTCAGACAAATTAGCCAGTTTCGATATTTCATCAAGCATGTCTTGATAAGTCTGATCAATGGTATAAATTTTATACTCATCCTCAGTCATCGTCATCTGCGCCAGTCTTGAACTCCATTCGGCAGATTTGGCGGTTACGGCATTTAGATCTTCCTGGGCATATATTTGCTTGAGGATTGCTTTACCTGCCTCTGTTGCTGCAGCCGATTCCTTTTCCCTTTCGTTTGCCAAAATCTTTAAGGTCTCTCCTTGGGCAGTCAGCAGACGATTATTAAGATCCTCAGCCTCATTCTGAGCTGTTATGGCATCAGCCGCATCGTAGGTTCTCTGTTTGAGAATGGCCAACTCAGGGTTGAGCTCTTCAAGTTCCTTTAATTCATCAGCACGACGAGCAGCCAAAACACCGGCAGAATCTCCAGAGGCATCCATCAATTCGATTTCAAGAGAACGCCGTTGAGCCTCTATCGAAGCCGCCTTTTCATTTACTTTATTCAAATCTGTCTGCTCAAAGATGGATTGGGCAAGTCCTTTCAGGGACCCATCCATTGCCTCAAGTTCTTTTGTACGGCGCAAGGCCAAGGCTCCGGCAGCGTCACCCTGAAGCTCCATCAATTCTATTTCAAGATTTGTTTTTTGCGTCTCAAGAGCTGCTGCTTTTTCCTTGGCTGTATTTGCATCGACCTGATCGTAGATTGCCTGCGCAGTTGCCCTCAAGGATTCATCCATTGCGGCCAATTCGTCTTGCCTACGAGCAGCCAAGGCACCAAGGGCGTCCCCGGAAGCCTCCATCAATTCGATGTCAAGATTTCTTTGCTGAACGGCAATATTATAAGAGGCTTCATCGGCATAATCTGTAAGGACAGGAGTCCCAGATGCATATCCGGGAAAGCTTCTGCCGGCTCTCTTTGCGTACGCAACAGATTGGGCATGACTCAATACTCTCTTTTCACGGGGGAAAATTATCTCAGCACCTTTCTCACCTGCCCAGAATGGAGTGCTGCCTTCATATTCGCCACCAGAGGCAAACCCTTCCAGTCCTAATCCCTGATCAACATCAAATCCATATCCTCCGAAAGTGGCTCCACCCTGACTACCATAACTGCCACCGAAATCGTATCCACTACTGTAACCTCCACCGCCACCCCATTCACCCGTGGCTTCATTCCAACCCATCCCGCCACCATAATCTCCGTATCCCCAACCTGTCTGCCCAAAACCTCCCTCTCCTTTACTTCTGACACCGGAGAGGTCGCCTATCATGCTTGATGCATTAAGGGCAGCTTCCATTGCCGATTGCATGTCTCCCCATTGAGCATCAGTCAAATATCCTTTGGCCATGTCAGCACCATACTGGATGCCGCCACCAAAATATTGTCCGTACCTGTCTTCATAAACATCTTTAACCGCCTCTTGGGTTCTCATGTCCATCGCATCCATTGCCTTCTCAACAAGGTACATTGCTACAAGGCCACCGATGGGGCCCAGAACTGTTCCTGCCATTCCTCCAAGAGCTTGACTGGCGGCAATCGATCCGATGCCATAACCTATTTTAGATTTGCTGTCGAGACCCAGATATGAAGATGCGGCAGCCGGGATTCCTCCGCCAATAATCGAACTCAGCAGGGCTTGAGGGCTGAGCAATCCAGACATCAACTGAGAAGTTGATATCTTGCCTGAGACATTCATCCCCAGACCTATCGCAGCAGTCTTGCCGTATTGCTGAGCGGTGCCAGACAAGAAGGACTGTCCGACTCTCCCCATTGATCCGCCACCCATTGCTGTATTTCCAAGAGCCTCTGATAATCCTTCAAATTGAGTGCCATATCCACTGCCGTACATTCCATTACGGATTTGATCGGCGACCTCAGCCGGGACAATCATTTCACCCGGATGCGCAACGACAGGGATTCCTTCTTCTGGCCCTTTCAATTCCCAGATGCCCTTTGCTGCGAACAATGCAGTTACCCAATCGACGGCAGCTGAAGCATTTGCCATTGTCGCCTGCGCAGCGATAAACTTAACAACCATCTGAGATAACTTATTAGACATGACCCTTGCAACACCATCCCAAAGATCACGCCATTCTAATTCAAATTCACCAAAACGTCCGGTCATAACATTGAAGAATCCATCTGACATTTCCTGTTGTGCATCATGGGCAAATGTTGTGACAGAATCAGAGGCAACCTTACCCCATGTGACATGCTCTAACTTTAGCTGTTCCAATCCTGCCTGAACACCCACAAAAAACTTATTTGTATTTTCTCCCATTTCAAGATTGGCCTTAGATAAAGCATCTTTCTTGTATGCTTCAATGGCCTCAAAAGATGCTCCGTCTTTTTTGTATGCCGCAGCTTGAGCATCAATCTGTTTGAGTCTTAATTCATAAAGTTTATCTCCATTGTTCTTGTCCTTACTGAGCAGGTCTGCGTTGAGATCAGCTATTCTTTTCGCATTCTCGGTTGTTTTTTCAAGTGTTGCTTTATTTTTATTTTCTTCAATTTTAATAGACAATTTCGCGTACTGCTCTTCTGTTATGAATTTCTTTTTGAGAAGATCCTTAAGAACCAGATCCTTCATGGTGGCTTTGGCAATGATCTCGTTTATTGCCCTTTCATTTTCTGTCACGGCAAAATCGGTCTCTTCCAAAACCATCTTTTCATATTCTTTCAAACCGGCTTTCTCTTTTTCCAACTGAGCAGTCTCATTCTTCTCCCTTTCTTCTGCCCCAAGTTTGCCGATCAAGACAATTTCATTTTCAATATATTGAGCAATGTCTTTTTCTTTTAGTTTGTTGGCCCTGAACTCTTTAACCTCTGCCTCCATCTTGGCCATTTCTTTTTCGGCAGCAGATAAGCCTCCTACTTGTTCAGCTTCAAGTGCCGAAGATTTGATGGCCTCGGCCAATTTCTTCTCTGCGGCTTCTGTTTCAGCAGTCGCTTTCTGTTTGGCTTTTTCTGATGCGAGTTTTGCATTAGCCTCTTTTGTCCATCTATCCAAATCAGCTTGAGCTCTCTTGATTGCAGCCGCGTCTGATTTTCCGGCAGCCTTTTCTAAATTTTCAATATTCTTAGCCGCCTTACCCAACAGATCTCCCGCTGCGCCAAGCAACATATCGGCTGTCCCTCTGCTCTCGGCAGCCAATTTTTTAGCAGCGGCAATTGCCTTCTCGTTTTTTCCTGTATGCTCTTCAATAAAGAGATTGAGTTCATGAATCTTGGTAATAATCATTGCAATCCCGCCAGCAGCACTCAGGCCAGCAGCGGCAAAGCCTTGTAAAACGCCATAGGCTTTCTGCAATCCGGTATTGATCCAGATCCCCATAGTCTCTTTTGTTTCAGAAATTTGGGCATGAAATACTTGCAGTTTTTCAGCGGCATTCGCAACAGCTGGCCCCATTTTTGCAGATTGAAGAGCAGCTCTGGCAGTTACCAAAGAATAAAGATTTACATCTTCAATCCCTGCGGCTGCCGCTTTAGTGACCAAAGACATTTCTTCCTTTGTAATCAAACCATATCTTTTCAATGCACGGGGCATATTGGTGCTGATTGCATCGGTTATATTTTCATAAGCATCTCTGACATCCTCTCCTGCAACACGAGCAGACACACGAGCAATCTCAGTCAGCTTTATGATTTGATCACCGGAAAACCCAAGCACCATGCCCTTAACTGCCTTCTGCATCAAATCACTGTCATCGATGGTTCCCGCAGAAGCTCTTTTCATAGCACTGATAATTTTATCGGCGCTCTCATTAGCAGCAGTCGCAACCTGCCTGAAAGACTCCTCTGCCTGTTTGGCCTTTGCACCTTGCACAGAATAATCAAGAGCCTTACTTATGGCTATTCCGGCAGCGGCTGCAGCGACAGATATCGCCATCCAATGCGACTTGATTGATTTGTATCCAGCTGTGATCCTGTCGGAGAAATTGGCAGGGGCAAGGGTCTGATTAAATTTGGCAACCTCTGACCTTGTCATACCTACTGATTTGGCGAGTCGATCTACTGCATCAACAGCTTTATCCGCACCCATTTTGTCAAGCATGCGCTGACGGAGTTTATCAACCTCCATTGTGGTTAACTTGGTGGTCGCGCCAAGCTTCTCCAAATCTGCATACAATTTCCTTGTAGCAGTTTGGGCCTCCTCGGTTGAAATTTTGATTTTGATCCCTGCCATTATTTTTTCTTCCTTCTCTTTGCGAGACCTGGGATCTTTTCTGGATCTTTTGGTTCTTTCTTTTTCTTTGCGGTCAATTCTTTATAACGAAGACTCTCAATCAACAGCACCTTTTCAAAATCTTCAAGAGTCGCTCCGTACACTTCACATAAAGCTATGATTGCTGTGCTCGGGATAGGCCCAAGACCACTCATCGTAATTGGCCTATCCCGAGTGTTCGCAATCTCCCATATCCGCCATGCTAATGAGTTCTCGGGAAGAAGATCCTGCTTTGTACATTCTTCCGTACCGCATGGCGGATTTCCATCAAAAACTTTCTTACAATCTGCGCAGTCTGCTACATTAGGGTTGCTGTACCATCCGGCGCAGGCAATGAGTTTTTTGCTTCTTTCTCCACACTCTCCTGAACTGCTTTATAGAGAGCATCCGCCTTTTCAAGCACCTGGTCAATCAACTCGGAATTGCCAAGATAAATGATCTCTTTGTTTGCGTCGATACATCCGAGCTCATTCCCGTCTTCGTCCTCAACCCCTTTCCATTTGATGATGGTTGCAAAGATTTTGAGGAGCTTGAATTTGTAAAAGTTGTGATCAACAAACCTTTGCCCTTTGTCCCACTCCACAATCTTAACCTTTTCGAGCATGGCATTTACTTCTTTTGGTGACAAAGGATGCACCAAAAATTCTGCCTTTTCGCCCGGATCGGCTCCCTCAATGATGATCCATTCCTCGATACGTTTCGTTCTCAGCTTCATCTTTCAATCCTCCCGGAAAATTCTTCCCGGTCATTTTAAATAACGGCGGTGGAGGGAGCCGGGATCTCCCTCCCCACTGTTGCCAATGGTCCGCCTTTACCTCACAACAATCTCCGCACTATCTTCCCCGACAGTCCCAAGTGCTGAAATCGGAATCGTCAATTCCACAGCAGGAGAAGCGAAGTTGACCGTAGGAACTGTCAGCTTGCACTTGGGCAAATAAATATCCACGATTGATCCTGCCGTATCCCCGAAGGTTATGAGGACAGCTGATTCGTCACCATCAAAACCTTTCGTAAAATACTCAGCGGCAGATTTTCTGAAGTACAGACCCAAGGACGAAGAGATGCTTCTCTTGTCCTCAAGGAAGTCTTCAGGATACTCGGTTCCGACCTCATCCTCGATGTATTTCTTCGGCGTCTTGAATGCGATAGATCCGGTCTTGATCTTCGCAAGCACAGAGTCGATCTTTGCCACCGTATCCTTCGACTCAATAGGATCTCCGATCTCTGTTCCGGGAGGCAAGTACCCTCTGACGATAGACCCGGAAGCCCAGGTTGCAGCCTGAACGGTTGTCGACAAGGTGATCTGATTGAGGGTCTGATCCACAGTGCTGATCAAGCGAACCGGCGTTCCTGCCGATGAATTATAGATATATGCCCCTGCGGAGAATCGGCTGGCGTCAGACACCTGGATAATCTGCGTGGTGGCGGCACATGCATGGGTAAGAGTGGCCGTACCGGCATAAACCATTTGCATCCCTTGCCCATCCATCGTGACCTTCACTGCTCCATCATTGGATATGTCAAAGGTTGCATTCTCGATACTGCAGCCCGACAGCCCCTGAACGAAATGGTCTGTCTCAATCCATAGGGAGAAGGTCGGAGAATCGGTTGCCTGCCGATAAAACGGAGAAACCAACGTAATCACATTGGCTGCACTATGAGTGGCTGCTGTTGAAGAATAATATCCTCTCACACATCCGGTCAGAGTGGCCGCAGTGGCCGTTCTCGACACCCTTGTGATTCCAGTGTAGTGGATTTTCTCCACCTTGCCTCCGGCGCCAGCCTCTGCGATATTGATCGCCCCATTCACGGGCATGACCCCACCGGCAATCGTCTGGATTGTGATCGTAGATATTGTCGCACTTGCCACAGCATCCTTGACCACTGCCGTCGTTGCTTCATTTGCGAGTCCTTGCAGAACCTTCAAAAGGACTGATCCCTGAATAAGCTCCGCTGCTCCAAGGACTCCTGTTGGCCTCAGATACATTGCCAAATTCCATTTCCCTGCCGGCGTTGCGTTCTGAAACTGATCGAGAACATCCAACGTATTGGAAAGTTCCTCAGAGTCAGCAAATGCAGGAGTTTGGTTGATGCCTGCATTTCCGACCGGCCTGATGAAGTCGGTCGTCCCAACCGGGAACACCATTGTTCCCACCACACTTTCGATTCTGGCGAAGACGCGCTGTTTTCTTGATAACCCAATATCTTCTTTCGTTGACATTTCCCACCTCCTGCTCTTTCCTGTACGGAAAATTTGTGTTTAAAATCTTTATCCTGTCCAAGCATTCAGATCACAAGAAACCATCAAATGATAAAATCCATTCTCTTCATCGATCCCTAAATCTTCTGTGCTTGGCTCGTCAAACCTTGCTCCTCCAATGTCCGCTCTCTTAAACAATTTCTCCAGTCGGTCTGCATATCCATTTGCAGTTTTCAAACCTCCTCCCGGTGGAACAAATACAGAGATCATTATTACTCCAGTCCTCAGACCGATCCCATCGTCCCCAATCTCACCAACAAAACTTTTACCCAGCTTTATTCTCGGCCTTATCCATGCAGATGCAACGGGAGCGCTAAAAGGAAAGTTTGGCAAATCAATAACAGTGCAGGTCGCCCATGATGCTACCAAACTTGCCATGATTGCCGATCTTATTTCTTCTACTAACATTACTCGCCACCCATCGGTTCCAGTCCTTGAATCTTTGTCAATTTCTGGTTTAAATATTGTGTAAGCTCTGCAAGGGAGACTCTATAACACCCTGCGGGAGCTTGCTTGCTCCATCCATTTTCCAACTTCTCGGCATAAGGCAGATTGTTAAACAGATAAATATCACCATCACCGACCTTCCATGTCCACCTTGCGCCTTTTTTAAGAGCGACCTCTGCTGAAATAACTGCGCCTTTACTGCCTTTGACAATATCCTCATCTCCTGCCGGCTCCATATTTGCAATGCCGTGGCTGGCACGATATGCTCCGGTGAGAACTGGCGATCTTTTAATGATCGACCTAAAGACATCCAGCACTCCTTTTCTGATGACTGCGGATATGTTGGCATCAATTACAACCGCCATCTTTCGCAGTGCCGCAGAAAATTGACTTGCTGACTCGGTAAGCTCTTCACCGAGTTCCATGGAAGAGCTTAACCACAACTGCTCTTCTAAGTCTCGAGAATATTGTCCCATTTCCGATTACTCTCCTTTGGACTTCTTCCCAAAATCTGACCTCTTCAGCTGCTTTATTTCCGTCTTCAAGGCGCTGATCTCTTCGACCAATGCTGCCTTTTCTTCATCCCTCGTTTTCAGAGCATCCCTGAGCCTGTCATTCTCGTGAACAAGAAATTTTCTGCTTGATCTATCGTCTGCCATTTCAGCACCTCCTACTTTTGTTTGTTTCTATCATCAATCTGTTTCTGGATCTCAGCTTTATCGGCTTTTAAACTCTCAACGTCCTCTGCGATATCCTTGTCCTTCGGATACTGTCTTTGCTGAATCCTTGCCCTAATAAGAGAGTCATTGATCTGATTAAGCCGGACAATGTTTCGATCCAGTTCCATAGACTTCTTGAACTCTGTGGTAAGCTCTTCCTTCAGCTGCTTTAAATCTGCGGGAGTAGCCACAAATGTAGGAATGGTCATAATCCCACCAGCGATGGCAATCATACCCATTATCGTAGCGATCCCTTTCCAGCATCGAGCTATAAATCCAAACACAGAGCCTCCTTATTTCAAATCAGCTAAATAAATTATTACGACTCCTCCCGGTTTCACTGCTCTGGTGCTTTTGGGAAACCAAGTATCTTCCCCACATACAACTTTGTATGCTATCCTGTCAAGCGTCGGCAATCCAGAGGCAGGAAGAATAAGCCTGACACTGTCCGATCTGCTGTATTCGCCATCTGTATTACGGACGACAGGATTTGTAATTACCCCAATCGTGCTGTATGAAGTAAGAGTGGCAGAAATTGAATCGGACGTGGCATTATAAGTGCCAGGGACGATCTTACAAATGGTCATCGCGATCCCTTTGTCAGCGATCATCCTTTTTGCAGAGGCTATTTTGCTATTCCAATCCATTTACGTCCTCTTCACATTTGCCGTATTGGTGTTTGCGATGAGTCCTTTGAGAAATCCTTGAATGGTTCTGTAAATCACTTTGGATGGTTGGGTCCCAAAAAACTCAGTCTCAATGACATCAATCCTTTCTCTCCTTATATTTGAAGTGACATTGGCTTGAAGGACTCCTGGAACAACCGACTCTTCATAAGCAGCCCTGCAAACAGCATTCTTCAGCCCTTTGGGGATCTCTTCATAATACAGAAGATCCTGAGAAGGATCAACCCCAGCCTCATCATAGATGCCGAATCTTGGCCATTCAAGAGGATCATCATAAGACATTTTCACTCCCTTGAAATTAAACTCAGATTCAACAAAGGCCATCCCTCTCAGGATTGAGGTTATCATGTCTGTAGTGGCAAGGGAGGCCCAAGAGCTCAATCCATATTGGACGCAGAAAGTTACGACCTCATCTACAGTCACGTAGGAATTTGCGGAAGGGGTTGATGCTGTTCCGTCTTCAATGACTAAAGTAGGTCCTGCCATATATCGTCCTCCCTAAAATGGCCACCATCAGTGACCCAATTAACTTCTCAAATTCTGCAGCAGAATTATCAGGTCTGCTTTTTTCATGTCCTTGAAGGTCTCGTCGGGATCGAGTTTCAGAATGGCCGTTTTGAGTTCAGCAACGGTCATGTCATCCAAACTCTCTTCCTCTTTTTTCACAGGACTGCCGATAGGTTCGATCCCTGTCGCTTTCTCACCTTCGACGACCACGGCCTTTTCCGGAGGCTTCTGGCCGGGAGGGAATTGTAACATTCCCCTGTTGAGTGCGTCTCTGCGATCAACTGCATGTTTGAATGTGATCTGAGTCCCGTCCGCCAAATACGCCAGCAAAGGCTCTGCTATCTTTTTCGCCATGTTCTTAATCCTCCCCTCAATGAATTGTTGACGATACAAAATTTTCTTTCTTGTCCTTTAGATCTCCCACCGGACTCTCCGCCAAATCTTTTACAAAATGAACAGGAAATGCTGAGGTTGAAAGCTCCTCTTCTAAGGTCTTCATCATCCCTTGGCCATAAGAAGGGTGCAGGCTCGGGATCAGCTTCATCAAATTCATCAGCGCCTGAGTTCCGTCCTTTATTTGCGACAACGTCTGATGAAGGTAGACATAAGCCAATGCCTCTGGTCTTAATGCATAGACAAATCTGTTACCCTTCATCATCGGATTCTTCTGAAACAGGCTATATGAAAGAAGGAAATCCTTGCAGGCCTGAATTTGAAGGTCAGTATTTTTTGTCCAAACTCCAAACTCAAGAGCAATAAGAGCCATATCCAGATCGCCAGGAAGAGCCGCAATCCCTCTGGTCAACCATTCATATGCCTTATCACGATCTCCAATTTTCATGTATTGTCTGGTTGTGGTGAAATAAACAGAGTCACAAAAATGGCTCTTTTCAATCTTGTCTTTGTTCTCCCAATACTTCTCCGCCCAAGCCACCGACTCATGAATCTGCTGATTGTCAGCATAAAGCTGGGACAGGAAAAAGTATGGGAGCATATCGTCCATCTGGCCGGTCTCGATCTGCTTCATGAGCAGGGTATGCGTCCTTTCAAATTTAGCCGCTTTCTGCTCTGGCGTAAGATCGTATCCGTAATGCTTCAAATGGATTCCCGGACAGAAGACCGAGTTCCCTTCGATCTTCAATGTTGGCTGATTATGAACCATCCCTTTGTATTCAACTAAGCCTCTCCGAAAAATCCGGGCAGAGTTGAATTGGAGAATATCGCTCCCCTTCTGGATATCATGGAAAGTAATACACACAGCAGGATATCGATTATCCATTGATCTGAGAAATTCCCGGATCTGTTTGTTGTCCACATTGTTTTCCAAAACGAGTTCCTCATCTGCATCGATCGTCATTACCCACCGACCTTGAGCATAAGAGATTGCCTGGTTACGATGAAGAGAAAAATCATTTTGCCACTCGTGATGGTAGACCCGTGCTCCAAAATGTTTTGCTATCGACACGGTCTGATCTGTTGAGCCGGTATCCACCACCACGATCTCATCGACCAATTTCTTAATCGACTTCAGGCATCGCTCAAGATTTTTCTCCTCATTTTTTACTATCATGCAGGCTGACAATAAAATCCCGGTTTTCATTGTATGCTTGCTCCTTTCCTTATGACAACTTCGACAGCCAAGCCTTGAACTTGATTGTCGGAGTCTGAACGGCAGCGTTTGCCGATCCATTGAAGGTTACATAAACCCTCAGCCAACGATACACCGTACCGTGGAAGTCGTTATGGAACGGCGTCATATAACGACCGGTGGTGGACGATGCCGCCGAAGCATCCGCGGACTGTCTTCCATGGCCGACAGCCACTGGCCCGAGCCGGAATCCCGCCAGCCGAACCCATGCCGTAAATGTGCTTGTCGTTGATCCTTCCAGCTCCACCTGGATCAGCTGGCAGTTGGTTGCCTGACCGCTACCTGCGATAGAGGCAACATCAACAACAAACATCCCTTTTGTAAGACCGCCACCGGTGTCGATGACCTTGGCCACAGCATCAACTGTTGCCGCCGCCGTGGCATCGATTGCCGCCGAGCCGGTATCCGCGATGAGCAATTCATCATCGATGATCACTTTCCTATTATCCAACATGTCTGATACCTCCTTCTGTTATTTTTTATAAAACAAAATCAAGATCACCACCAAAAGATGATGATTACACCGCCACCGTGGTATTCTTGATCCCACGCAGCCGAGCAGCAGCACGTGGCCGCAACATTCCGAGAGTGAGATACCACTCAACCCTCGTCCTGTAGACAGGCTTATCCTGCTGCTCTCCGAGATCCCTGACATCCATCGGCGAGGACTGAAGCCCCATCACCCCATTCGGTGCAAAGCTGATGCAGTAAATGGAAGTTGATGTCGCCTTGGTTGAGGTCGAAGGACCAAGCTCGTCAAAGGCCATGATGTCCGAGTTGTCCTCATCCTTGTCCGCGATCATAATCGGAAGATCATTGTATCGCGTCACCCTGCGACCGAATGCATCCAGATCGTAGGTGATGTACCCACCGACAGATGCGCTTCTGGCCGCTGCCGAAAGCAACCGACGCATTGTCTTGTTCATCAGCAGATGGGTCGCATCCTCCACCGCGTCAATTGTCTCGTCCAGCTTGGCCAGAGACAAAGCTGCATAGATCGTGGTTGCCGATGACTCGATGAGCTGATCTCCGGTACAACGGACCTGCAATCCATCGAAGGACTTCGGATCAGAGGTCACATCTCCCTTGATCATCGCTTTTGTCAAACTCAGGGACAAAGCCTTGATCTTGAGCCCTTCCTGAGTCCCTCGCTGGTTGGCCCCACCGGTCTTCACCAAGAAGACATCGACATCCAGATCGCCTCCGGCAATGGCCAGAGATTCAACGACCGGCTCGAGCTCTCCGGTGCTTTCCGTGTAGGCCTCGTTTACGCCCCTGAATGCAACCCCAGGAAGCATTTTCTCCCTGTTGAACTTGAGTGCATTCCCCTGGATGTTTTCAAAAGGCATGTTCAACAGAACATCGCTGTTTTTTGCAAACAGCTGCATGACTGTCGCCTGAAGATCTTCATCCCTTCCCAATGCTTCTTTTGCAGCTTCGATAAGTGTCAGTGCCATTTTTTCCAACCTCCTATTCTTGAATTTTCTGGTTCATTCTCCGCAAACAAAAATCCCGGCAGAATAAAACCAATTAAGGTTAAATCCCACCGGGATCTCGTTTCGCTGCTCCGCTTTGAAACTAATTTTATTTACTCTTTCGGCTCACCGAGCCTTTTATCATACCTACCTCTCATGGATTCTTCCCATCAGATCGCTTCGCGCCGCAAAGATATGTGATAGGAAGTTATGTCTGCTTCTTATGCCTTCTTCTGGTCTTGCCTCTCATGGATTCTTTTCAATCTTTCCTCAGGACTGATCTTTGACAGATCCTCCTTGCCTTTAGAAAGATCCTGATGCTGACCACCTGTCCCGCCGCCACCGGTTGTCGTTTCAAATAGAAACGGGGCTGTCTGAGAAAGGATCATTGCCCATTCCTCAAATGTCAGAGGATTTTTCCCGTCCTTGCCAAACAGGAGCTTGTCCCCATCTTTTGGAATGGGCTTGCCATCTTCGAGCCGCCATACCCTCTTCCCTCTGGAGATAATATCCTGCATGGCGTCTTTCCGAACAGTGCCCACAGCAGTCACGGCCTTGGTGATCTCCGAATCAATCAGGACTTCAGACAATCTGGCGGTGGTTTTCTGAAGCTCGGCCTCCTTGGTCTCGTTTGCCTTTTTTAAGGCTTCGAGCTGGGCTTGGAAATCGTTCCGCATCCGCTCAACCTTCTGCTCAACGAGTTCATCAAGCTTCCCGGCTTCGATCAATTTTTTGTCTTCGATCTGCTGGATCTTTTGCCTCATGGCCACGATCTCTTTTGGATCGCCAAGATCCTTCAGCTGATCCTCCAACTCCTTCTGCTTCTTCATCAAAGTGATATTGGTGGTTCGGAACTCCTCGATCTTTTTCTTGGATTCCATGTCCTCGTCTGTTTGAAGGTGAAATTTGCCATCTCCGGCCAGCTTATACTGATCGCGAAGACCCTCCGCAACGTCCTCCAACTTGTCGATAACCAACTTCAATGCCATATATTTTCCTCCTCCCGGTTTTTTGTTAAGGTGATTATAATTGTTATTTTTACAAAATAAAAGATATTTCTTCATCACAACCGTTTATTTTTACAGCCAACAGAATGCTGATATCATGCAAATTCGAGATCCAACTTATGCTCTTTGGCATATTCACAGGCTCGATGTATTGTCAAAGCTATCGCCATCGATTGGCTTGACAAAGGCTTTGTTAATAAATCCTCTATCTCTTCCAGAGTCTTTGTCAGATTTGTGTTATCAAGATCGACAGGCTGGTCTTCAAAATGAATTACACCCCAGTTGCAATTCCTTTTGACTAAGGAGGGATAATGACCATACTTGCAAATCTCATTCATGAATTCATTGATCACTGCTGCACTGCCAAGGTAAAATCCTCGGTCTTTGCTGTAAAATAATGAGATGCTCATTTAATCACCTTTTCTAATCCATGTTCAAGGCTATATTTCTCTGTTTTGCGTATTGCCTATATGCTTCCTCTGTCGCCTTTTTTCTGCTAAATGCAAGGCCATGGTCTTGTTTTGCAGCATAGGTTTTAACATAAAAACTCTCTCCGTGTCCCCATTGTGCTTGCCAGCTTGTACCATCCCAATTTCGGCTCATGCTGGAGGGATACATCGTTAAATAATCCCCTTCTTTCTTGATGATGGACTTAAATTTATTTAAGCTCATCGTAATGACTTCTTGCTTTTCTGTCACAGCAGAAATATCCCCAACTCTCTTTCCCCATTTATCAAACTTAATACCAAGCTCCTTCCCATACCTGTCGTAAGAGCCAACAAATTCCATTGCCTGCACATCAAAATTTCCAACCCCAGCTTTTTTATAGACTGCCATGATATGGTCTGGCGTACTATCATCTATTATTATAAGTCTTGTTTCAAGTTTATAGCCCATCTTCTTACCAAAGGCAATTTTATCGGCAAGAGCATCCCTTTCCATCCGACAGGCATATTTCTTTGCAAGGACATGCTGTGCCTTTACCTCAATAGCTCGTTTCTCAGCAGCGATTATAACATCCATCGTAAAGGTATGGGCTGTTGTTATGCCTCCCTCCAACTTGGCTGTAAGCTCCTCGGCCTTATATCCCAACTGGACTTTCTCGAGTCTGGCTACATTCTTGCGGACATATTCCTGTCGTGGATTATCTGCCATCATTCCATCACAAAACAATCACCAATGAAATCGGCCACTCGCTCTTTATCAACAGCGACAAGCGATTCATTGGTTGCTTTTATCTTCTCTGCTTCTTTGACCAACTCTGCTCTGCTTGTTGTAACACCAGTCCCTAATTTGGCCTGCAATTCTTTAATCGTCAATGGGCTACCATTGTTGTTGACAAGATCCACCATATCAAGTTTATTCTCAGACCACAGCCTGAATTTCCCAGGACCAAGGATCTCTTGCTGGATATCGACAGGTTGAGATTTGAGCCATTCATTATATGTTACATTGCCGCTTACCTGTCCATTCATCGATGATCGTTGGCCGACCGGGATGCTGTCAAGAATCCCCAATTGTTTCTTTGATAAGGGAGAATCTGTCCCTGCCAATTCAGCCCATGATTTTGTGATTGGCGCGGTGGTACACCTGCAATTATGAACAACAAACCCTTGAACAATATAACTTTCATCTTCCTCTACACTGAAATTATAAAGTCTTTTAGGCCTTCTAACCTTCCACTTTTTTATAACTGAAACTTCAAATTCGGTAAATTCATATTTCCCTTCATGATTTGCAAATAGTCGATTAAGCTCTTCTTGAACAGATAACATATTTGATAATTGATTATCATCGTATCTTACTACTTGCCATCCCATTTTTTCAAGAATTTTTTGTCTCCTTAAATCTTTGTCTTTAGTATCCTTATGCCAAAAAATACCATCAACCTCAATAACAATCATCAAATCTGGAATTGCAAAATCTGCAAAATATCGGCCAATAGGGCATTGTCTAATATAATCAATCCCAAGATTATCCAAAACCAATTGCATCTTTTTTTCCAAAGAACTCATAAAACCTTTTTGAGCCATTATAACATTTGGGTGAAGTTCAGGATGGGCAAGCATTGTTGCTTCTCTTGATTTTCTTTGTTTTTCCACAAATTCCGGGTTATAACTTGGATTTCTTGTCGTCATATATTGATGGATGCTGGTTTTCCATTTTTCACTATGTCTTCGTTTTTTAGAATTTTCTTTAACATCGTTTCTCTGAAAAGGATGAATTCCATCAGCTACCATTTGTCTTGTTTTAATATTCGCGGCAGCAGTTCCTTTTTTTGCATCTCTTAATCCCGATTCATACTGCCTAAGATTGGATTCACTATTTTTAATTGAAACACTTTTTCTTCTCTCATCAGTCCAAGTTCCTGGAACCATTTCTTTAGAACGGCAAGAGAAACTACAATATTTCCTAAAATAAGGAATTTGTTTCTGACATTCTTTCCTTCCGCACTTATGAGATAAAAACAAAATTTTATCTCCACTTTTTATATCTTTAGCTGGACACCATTTCCCATTAATCATAACAGGATGATCTTCTGTTATCGTTAAATTATTCCTCCAACCCAATCCTTCCAAAGAAAATTTAACGACCTCTGGTTGTTGGCTGTGAGCAAAAATCAATTTTGTTACTTTTCTAAATCTGCCTTTATGAGTTAAAACCAAATCTCCTTTTTCAATTTCACCGATTGGCTTCCATCCTTTTAAAGTATAAACAGGTACTTGATAATCAATTAAGCAATTAAAATGAACGGGAGTCCCCGGGAAAGGAAGCTCATGCCCAATCGGCTGCATATCCATATCGTACTTTTTCCCATCATAGACCCGACAGCGAGGACAGGTAGCTGAGTCAAGAGTGGCGATGAATTCAAATCCATCCAACACATCGGCATTGGCCTTGTACGTCTCCTGCCTCGTTACATTGGCAACCTGCATGACGCTGGTTCTGACAAGGGCTGTCGCCTCTCGCTTGGAGATACTCATTACACCTGGGGTCAAAGCAGTGCCCCGTATTCTTCCTATTAAATCTCCTACAGATTCGCCCTGCATCATCCCAATTTGTAAAGCCTGAGTACCTGCCGCCATCGCCTTTCTTAATCGGTTCTGGGTATCAGAGCTTTGCTTGTTCCACCAATCCTTTATCGTGGCACCATCGATTAGGGTGTTTTGGGCAATGCTTTTAACATTGTCTGGGGTGAGCGTAACCTGAAAGAGATCCGCTCCCACCGCATTGTTGAATTTACTGACTACATTTTTGGCTTGAGTTTTGGCCAAGGCAGTAAGCTCGCCACTTGTTAAGGAAGAAATATCTTTGTACCCTGTCTTGACGATATCTGAAATCTGTGATTGTAATTTTTCTAAACGCTGCTGCTTCCATTTGGTCATTGTCGGCGAAGTAGGGTCTATCTTCGCAATGGCAGCAACAATCTCATCCTCGGTCGATTTGAGAAGAGATTGAATTTTGCTGTTGAGACCAACGCCATACCGATCAGTGAGGATGGTATCTTTCAATGTAGCATCAAGGATCTTGTTTGGTATCTTTTTGGGCATTGGCGTTTCCTAAGATCCTCTATTCTGCAGGAGTTATGATGTTCCCATTTTCATCAATCTCGTTGCCATCCTCATCATACATACGCTTGCTGGAAAAGGCATTGTATTCGTTTTCAATCAAAGCCTTTTCGTCTTCAATTGTCCTATCAGGCGGCAGGATCTCACCGACCTGCAAGTTGTACAGGAAAGTGCCCTGGCTGATCTCGCCAGCCTGTCTTGCCTGAAGCAGAGCCGTGATGTCCTGAGCAGAGAGCTTGATGGATACAAAATCTCTATTCATCCTGACCTCTGTCTTTGCTTCAATCCCCTTCCAATCACCGATCAGATCAATTGCTTTGATGACCCCTTGCTCAACAGAGGTAACGATGCTTGACAATGTCGCGGTATCACCCGAATATCTCATCACCACAGTTTCTGCCGCTTCGGCTGCCTTCTTCTGCTCTTCGAGCATCCTTGCTCCCATAATGGCCATTTGGCACTCAAGTTTATCCAATGCTTTTTCTATCGCGCCAAGACCGGTTCCTGTAAATTCAAGGAACCCACACTGCGCTTGAGGATCATCAGAAACCCAAGCCTTCTCGCATCCGACATACAAATCTGTTTCCTTGCCAAATCCTGATGCCCAAGGAGTCGGCATTGCACAAAAATGAAGGCCGTGATAATAATCAACATTGACTTGCCAATGCTTTATATTCAAATTGGCGAGATCCACCAAAGGAGGTGCAGTCGGAATGGGATTGTTTGATACTGCCCCAAAAAAGACAAAGGGAATATGATCCATGTTTTTCCCTCTCACTTTTGGATAAATATCGTCTCCATACTGAACCCATTCAGCATCACCTTGCTTGTTTGGCTTCTCAATTTTTTGGAATATACTTACAACCAAAACACCTTGCTTGTCTATGTTAAGAAGCCTGACCTGATCTACTGCGATAAGGGAAAGAACATTTTCAGGGTCCTTCTTATAAACAGTCTCGGCCAAGGTCAGCATAATCAATTTTGACTCATCACCAACCTGTACTGTCTCCCAATTCAAAATCGATGCGCAGGGATACAAAGCAAAATACGGATTTGTATTGGTAGGTGATATTTTATCTTCAGCCACAAAAGGCATATCGACCAAAATGCCGTAATATCCATACGAGAGAACCTCCTGGGTGATCATCCTAATCACTTCCTGAATTGATTCTCCTGCAAGCGTGATCGATGAAAGCGATTTATCAATTTCTGGGCTTGTCTTGATAGAAGGCTCCTTGCGGATTATGGCACCTGTCAATCCTGTTATCGTCCTTGCGAATGCATTAAAAAAGCTTCCCCTGTCTCTATATGTCTTATACTGTGTTTCAGTTTGCCCGGACAATTGCGGCAAATACAATTTACCAGCCTCTTTGATTGCCTCCTCTCCTCCAAGGAGAGCTTCAATCATTGCCCATTTATTTCTCTGCTTCTCATAAAAAAGCCCTTTTGTATCTGGTATAAAATTCATATTTAAGATCCTCCATCAATCCCAGAAGTTTTATAGTCCGGCTTCTTTCTTGTAATCCATCATTGCTTGAACATAATCATATTCCGGAGCCCAGCCCAAACTCAAACAAGCCTCTCCGGTATCAAAAACACAACTGGTCTTTCTGACCTCCGGAATGTCTGAACGATAAATCAGGCCGCTACCTTCTTTGCCAAACACTTTTAGGATCGCCTTGGCCTCATCCTCAATGGTCAAACCAACTCCGGAGCCGATGTTAAAATATCCTTCTTCTGATTCTTCCGATATTGCTGCCATAATCGCAGAACAAACATCCTTCACATATATCAGATCCCTGACTGTTTTAGGAGGGTCGCCCCAGATCTCAATCGACTCGCCTCTCAATGCTTTTTGAATGAACTGATGAAACACACAATTGTATTTCTCATCACGACTTCCATATCCCCGGATGTTTGCCAAGCGGAGGATAACCCCCCTAATGACCCCACTCAAGCTATAAGATTCAATCATATCGGCAGCAGCAATCTTCGAAGATATAAAAGGGACAGAGTTGTTTTCCCAAGATCCTGTTACAAATGAATGTTCACAATGAGGAGATATTATGGGTCCTCTTGCATTTACATCCGAGTGCGTCATTGCATAAATCAAGGTGGGTATCCCTTCTTTGCGACAGAACTCCAACACATTAAAAGTGCCAATGGTATTGACCTTGAAATAGTCCACGGGTTTATATTTGTTGCCATCGATCATCAAGAGGGCGGCCAAATGAACAATAGCATCAAAGTTGGCCCCTCTGAGCCAATCAAAGGTTTCCGGCCTTGTCACATCAAGCTCATTATGGTCTGCATCTACCACATACCATCCCTCAGCCCTCATCATACGGGACAGATATCTTCCTATAAATCCCTTGCCGCCTGTAATCAAAACCTTTGCCATTGATTTCTCCAATTCTATTTTTTAAATTATTTTTGAAGGACCAACAAACCACCCCGTCATCTTGAATCCAGGAGGGTCAACGTGGATCTCGTTGAGAGGGTAAAGCAAGAGCCGGAGCTTTCTTGCTTCTCCAGCACATTCACAGCACAACGGGACTCGTGGCGGTTCCCCAAAAACAAACGTCTCACGCCACACCTGGGCTTCAACGCCCTTGTGAAAATAGCATTGCTCGGCCATACCCTGCACAAAAGATAACACAGTAAAAACAGTCCGAGCGGGAATACGCGCCGCTTTTGTCTTTAGATCAATAACTTTTACCAGTCCGGTATAGTGATCATCACTGTACTGTATAGGCTTACCGCTCCCGAACGCATCCATAAGGGATTTGTAATCTGCCGACCCGACCTCCGCTTCTATCTCCCCTTGATATTCCATATCACCACTGGTTGATTTTGCCATATTCATTTTCCTTTCCACCCGGAGTGTCTAACCGCAGCTCCCTGCTTGTATGCCTTCCCTTTTGCTCCTTTGCCTCTATACAACTTCCCTGTCTTCCCCCACTTGTAACCTATTATCTTGCCTTTTCTTCGAACCTCTCTTACCGGCATATTCATTTTCCCAAAAGAGAAAATGGAAGGACATAAAAAAATGGATATCCTTCCAATATCTGTTT